GTTACCAATACGAGCAGCTCTTGAAGTACGTATCAATAGACCAAAAGGTCCTCCATATGTTACGATAAGGTTTGTCGATATTCGAAGTGAGGGTGAGGAGATTACCGTCATCAACTTCGATATGGACAGTACTGGATACGTCAAGGCTGATTCTATAAACGACACGTATCAACCGTTGAGGGTACCTGTCAAATGAGCACCACATTCTTAGTAACTACTTCTATCCTCATTCTGATCTTGACGATCAGTACCTACATTGCAATCTGGTCACGGAGGCCTACACATGCGCGTCTCGTTTCTCTACTAGTACTTGTGCCTTGTGTGCTGGTTGGTCTGTTTTCAATTGGGGCAAATCTCGGGTCGCCTACTTATTGCGCTGTGGGTTGGACTATCCCGAAAGGAAAACTAGATGTCCTCGGATTCAAGATTGTCAAAGACTACAGAACTTATCTACTCCTTAATACCTCTACCGAGCCTGTGTACTGTTGGGTACCATACAATGCTCAACAGGCATCTACCCTCCAAGAAGGTAAGTCCACCAAACGGGGATCTACTCTTGAAGGAGATGACGCAGGGCTCCTCCGAGGCTTTGGTTTCGGACACGAAGACGACCCACAACCCTTGACAATCCACGAGAACCCACAAGAACCTAATCCTCCCAAACATCAGGAGGAAACTCAGACGTTCGGAGAATAACTTTTGGAAACAAGTTTTAAAGAGATGAACAAACCGTGTCCTTGTGGGGCATCTTCTGACGCATATAATATTAACGAGGACGGTAGTGGTAAATGCTTTTCCGGTGGGTGCTCACAAGGACCAATGGGCAATGGCTTCTTCCCTACAGGGGCTGATGGAACGGCTGTCAGGGATGGCGAAAAGACTGTTAAAGCGGTATTGTATGGACATCGGAGTATCGCTGCTAAGACATTCGAAGTCTATGACGTCCGTACGAAGATCGAAAATGACATCCCCGGTGAAGTAGGATTCAGGTATCCCAATGGCTCGTATAAAATCCGTGACCTCCGTATCCCGAAGAAAGAAAAAGGTCACTTCCGTACCATCGGACCAATGGCTACAGCTACGTTATTCGGCAAGGATAAGTTCGACGCGGGGTCTAAAGACTCTATCACTATCACAGAAGGTGAGTATGATGCACTGGCGGCTTACGAACTTCTACGTGGTAAGACCGCCGCTGTATCCGTCCGGTCATCAAGTTCGGCTGTACAAGACATACAGAATGAATATGAGTACGTTAACTCCTTTTCTAAGATCTACCTGTGTCTTGATGGTGATGAAGCAGGTCAAGCAAAGATCGCTAAAATCGCGAGTATGTTTGACTTCAACAAGCTCTATCATGTCAAACTCGAAAAATACAAGGACGCTAATGCCTACCTCGCTAACGGTGCTGCGGACGAATTTGTCAAGACTTGGAGCAATGCGAGACGCTATTCACCATCAGCAATTATTTCAAGCTTTTCTGAAATCCGTAACGCGCTTAAACTTCGGCAAGCAGAAGTAGTAGCAGACTACCCGTTTACTGAGTTACAAGAGGCCCTGAATGGTATTCACCGTGGTGAACTCATCGTAATCAAGGGTAAGCAGGGTATTGGTAAAACCGAGATCTGTCGTGCCATTGTCGATGATATGCTAAAGAACCGAAAGAACAAGATGGCTACGATTTTCCTCGAAGAGGATATGGGTACGACCATCAAAGGTGTCGCCACTTACCAGATGAAGCTCCCTGCCATGCGGGAAGACTCAGGGTTGAGTGAAGACGAAATTATGGATGCTTACGAGAAGGCTGTAGGAGGTAAGGATGACCGTCTCTACATCCACACACACTTCTCATCGGATGACGAAGATGAACTTATTAACAATATCCGCTTTCTTGTTACTGTGGCTGGTGTGGACGTCATATTCCTTGATAACCTTACGGTACTCAATCTCGGTCGGGATGACAATGATGAGCGTATTAGGATTGACCGTACTGTTAGGAAGCTTCGGGCACTTGTTAATGAGCTTAAGTTTGGGATGGTCCTTATCGCTCACACAAATGACGATGGAACTACTCGTGGCTCTCGTTTTCCTGATATTGTCGCAAATACAGTTATTTCAATGGCTCGTGAAAAGCCAGAATGTGAGCTCTATCTGAATGTGGAAAAAGCACGTACTCAAGGTTCTAAAGAAGGTCCTGCATCTTTCGCCTACTACGATCGAATGCAATACGTCCTTAGACAGCCAACCGAAGAAGAAGGAGGTCCCACGATTGTCCCCGATCTTTGACACGTGGGGTACTAACGAGGAACTAGAGGATCATATCCGCTGTGCTGCATATACAGCGAAGGAAGATGGATTGATCTTTCAGGGCATGTACTGGCTACATGTTGTCAGAGAACTTCAACGAATAGATTCTTGGCTTGAAGATTATGATGTCGTACACTTACAACAGAAGTGTGCTGAAATGTATCATGAAAAGAGGTTTGTATGACTTGGCGATTTGACATAGAACATATCCCGAAAGGGTATTATACGGAGACTACCCGTTTCCTAAAGGACAAGAAGATTACGATGAAGATCTGGACATCTTACCGTGTCATCATCGCCACAGCCTCAGGTACAGTCACCCTATCACGGTGGCTTCCTAAGGAAGGTAATGATGGTGATCGGTGGGAGATGATCTCGAAGAAGGATAAGGTCGTAGCATGGCAACCGTGGCCGGAGTATCCTGAATGAGAATCCTAGTATGTGGTGGTCGGACTTTCGGTAGGATACCCGACCTTCTCCATTGTTCTCGTGAATTCTATGAGGCAAGGAAGGCAGAATATCAATTCATTCATCAAACGCTTAATGAATTAGCCGAGAAGCACTCTAAAGAATATAATCCCGACGACAATTGGCTTCCCTTCGATATCGTTATTATAGAGGGTGGTGCAGATGGTGCTGACCGTGCCGCTTCAGATTGGGCAATATGTAACTATGCAAAGTCAGAGACGTATGATGCTGACTGGAATCGTTACGGAAATGCGGCAGGACCTATCCGTAATCGTCGGATGCTTGAGGAAGGCAGACCTAACATGGTTGTGGCCTTCCCGGGTAGTGCAGGAACTGCCAACATGATTAGTTTAGCACAGAGAGCAGGAGTACCAGTACTTGAGATTGAAAGATCGTAAAGAACTCAAGAGTCTGATCAAAGATAATACTTCTGGGCTGACGACTCTCCGAGATCATCACTTCGAGATCTCATGGACTTATAACTACGGGGATGACTATTGGTACATCCAGCATGACGGCAAGTACTGGAATATCAATGACCATCTCCGTCCGTCACAGAACCAGTTCAAGACATTGCAAGAAGCCATAGACGAACTAAAGACGATATTGAAGGATTTGAATGACGAACGCAAACCCATTTCCGACTGACTATGAACAATTCATCTATACCTCACGGTACTCCCGTTGGCTAGAAGACCAAGGTCGACGTGAGACTTGGGATGAGACTGTCAAGCGTTATCTAGACTTCATGTTCGAGAAGGTCAATAATAAGATCTTTGAGGATGGTGGTGATTTTATCACCCAAGAAGTCTATGACGAACTCTATAATGCAATCTATAACTTTGAAGTAATGCCTTCGATGCGTTCCCTCATGACAGCAGGACCAGCCCTTGACCGAGACAATACAGCAGGATACAATTGTGCCTATCTCGCAGTCGACGACATCAAGGCCTTCGATGAAGCTATGTTCATCCTCCTGTGTGGTACCGGCGTGGGCTTCAGTGTTGAACGGCAATTCATCAGTAAGCTTCCAGAAATTCCAGATCGTCTGTTCGATAGCGATACAACTATCGTTATCCGAGATTCTAAAGAAGGATGGGCGAAGGGGTTTAGACAGCTTATCTCTCTGCTCTATTCAGGCGAGGTTCCTAAATGGGACGTTTCTCGCGTTCGCCCTGCCGGTGCGAGACTTAAAACCTTCGGCGGTAGAGCGTCCGGTCCGGGACCTTTGGAGGATCTCTTCAGGTTCACCATTAATACATTTAGAGGTGCTAAAGGACGACGACTTAGTTCCATTGAAGCACACGATATTCTCTGCAAGGTGGGAGAAGTCGTTGTCGTCGGGGGAGTACGAAGATCAGCCATGATCAGTCTGTCTAATCTGACGGACGACAGAATGAGGAGAGCTAAGAGTGGAGAATGGTGGACGAGTAACGGCTATCGAGCTCTTGCGAATAATTCAATCGCTTTCACCGAAACACCCGACACAGGTGCTTTTCTACGAGAGTGGACTTCACTCTATGAAAGCAAAAGTGGAGAACGTGGAATATTCAATCGAGTTGCGAGCGTTAAGCAGGTAAAGAAGAATGGACGAAGAGACCCGAATCACGAATTTGGTACCAACCCGTGCAGCGAGATTATCCTACGAAGCTGCCAGTTTTGCAATCTCTCAGAAATTGTTGTGCGAAGTGACGACGGGATTGATGCTCTGCGACGAAAAGTCAGACTCGCCACGATATTGGGAACACTACAATCAACCCTTACAGACTTCCCGTATCTAAGGAAGATTTGGACGAAGAATACGGAAGAAGAACGTCTGCTTGGTGTGTCTCTTACAGGCATCCTCGACAACGATATGATGAGTACTAACGACAGTAATCTAGCTAAGGTTCTTCTGGAACTCAAGGGATTGGCTGTGGAGGTCAATAAAGAATATGCTGATTATCTTGGTATTCCTGCAAGTACTGCTATCACTTGCGTTAAGCCTTCTGGAACGGTATCACAATTGGTCGATTCCGCCTCAGGTATACATCCTCGTCATTCCGAGTATTACATTCGGAGTGTTCGTGCTGACAACTCTGATCCAGTCACTGCATTCCTGAAGTTCTACGAGGTTCCGAATGAGCCAGATGTCACTAAGCCCGAGAAGGTCACGGTGTTTTATTTTCCACACCGGGCACCCGAAGGGGCTAGAGTACGCGAAGGTCTTAACTCACTGGACCACCTTGAGCTCTGGAAAACATACCAAGAGTACTGGTGCGAACACAAGCCGTCGATTACAGTCTCGGTTCGTGAGCGTGAGTGGCCGCTGGTTGGTGGTTGGGTTTACGAAAACTTCGACGCTATCTCTGGGGTATCCTTTCTACCATATTCGGACCACACCTATCGACAAGCCCCGTACCAAGAATGCTCTGAAGCAGAGCTCGTGAAACTAGAAGCGAGAATGCCCAGTAAACTAGACTGGAGTCTTTTGAAGGAATTCGAAACATATGACCAAACAGCAGGAAGTCAAACCTTTGCCTGTGGACCGGAGGGATGTGAAGTCGTTGACCTTACAACATAATACCGAATGGGACGAGAGTCTTGACTTCTTTCGGGATGTATTTAATATAAAACATCCTGATCGATTTGATATCTCATGGAAGTTCAAGGATGGATTTGTCGAAATGATATTCCTCCTAAAGAAATTACCGGGAGAAGTCTTGTATATATCTTTTCTGACGACTGCATTCAGTACCACTCAGTGGCTAAATATAGTAGAACATAACATTACTAATATGTATATTCAAGCACTGGAGAAGGCTTATGAATCTCATAACGATTAAGGAATTCTGGTCTGAAGATGAAGCATGGGCTTGGCTCTATGAAGAAGAGTCAAAGACTCCCCCAGAGTACGACGTTGATGTGAGTGTAGACTACATGCCTAACGGTTCTTACCGGGCAGCGATCACCTTGAGTGACCCACAGATGGAGTTTGATCTTGATTAATCCTCTTGACCTTATGACTAAAGAACAATTGTTTAATGATTTGACGAAGTTAGGTAGTTATTATAGCTCTCTGATGGATGGTGACGATGGGTATATAGAGGAAGCCTACAATCTAATGTATTCGTATGGCCTGACTGACAAGGATGGCTTTTGGATCTATGGCGATGACTGAGAAATCCGTCTCGTTGTTCGAAATAACAGACCGTCGTACCCATAAGAACCATGTAGTCTCTCAGGTCTTCGAAGACAAGAAGGACTCGGACGTCTGGATCTCACGGCTACGGACAATGTTCCCTGTTTCCGAGTACGAAGAGATGGTAAAGGTATTTAAATCTGAGGATACAGAGATCACAGCATTTCGTGTCCATATCGAATATAAAAGGATTGAGAATGACAACAGGAACGTGGCAGAACCAAATGACTGAAGTTGAACGAGTCGAGACAGTGACTCAAGAGCCAATCAAAGTCTTGACGATATACTCTGGAAATCTTCTGTATAACCGGTCTAAATTTCAGACACTGTCTGTCGTAATCAATACTGGAATCTTGACATACTCTGGTACTGATATCGACGGCAAACGTGTCTCAGGGGCTTCCAAGGATTGGACTTCGTATTCCATCGAAAACCATCGTTATGATACTTGGGAGAAGAAATGGCTAAATATATGACCAAAGAAGATATAGAAGCCTACAATG